TTATGATATAATTAATGAAATCCAAGATCCTATACTAAAATATCCTGTCATCCATATTATATTTGATTTCCAAATTGCAAAATCACTCGATATATGTTCACAAAATACAATTTGGGTTTTTTCCGTATTAGAATTTCTTATATATAATGGTATATCATATACACACATATAAATTATATAACTAATCAGGATTTTTTTTATAATTTCCTTATTATATCTTAATATTAATTCTGTTTCATATTTTACCCATAATAATAAAACTATTGCACAATAACACCATATATATTCTTCACATACATGCCAATATTGATTACCAGATATAATTCCAAACCAACAATATATTTCCGCTATATAAATATATCTTAATACATATGCTCGATATTTATTTGATAATTCTAATAAGTCTAAAATTTGATTTGTAAAAGCGATTTCAGCTATAGTAGATAAAGTTCTCTCTATAAACGGAGAACTATATGTAAATAAACAGGTATTATTTATATGTATAATTGGAAAAGTTGATCTATACGCATTTATATAAATATATAAGAATGCAAGTTTATTTCGTTTTTTATTCCATAAATATATATTAATTGTTGAATTAATTAACATTATACTCCACCATATCCATATTTGCATTATAATATTAAATATACTATAATTCTATTTAATATTATTAATTAGTATAAAAAAAATAGAATAGAATATAACTCTATGTAAAATTGTATATTAAAACTTTAGTTATATCATATTATTTTAAAGTTGATTTCAATTTAAAAATATATTATATATATATTATATAATGCAGATCTTTGTAAAGACACTTACCGGAAAAACCATTACTCTTGAGGTAGAACCAAGCGATTCTATTGATAATATTAAAGCTAAAATTCAGGATAAGGAAGGAATCCCACCCGATCAGCAGCGTTTAATTTTCGCAGGTAAACAACTTGAAGATGGGCGTACATTATCTGACTATAATATTCAGAAAGAGTCAACCCTTCATCTAGTACTTCGTCTTCGTGGAGGATTATAATAATTTATAATAATTTATTATAAATATATATATATATATATATTTTATATGTCTATTCCCAAAGATATTAAATTATATAATAAAATAAAAGAATATATATATTATAAATATCCAAAACATAGTGCATATAGGAGTGGAATTTTAGTAAAAACATATAAAAATAAATTTAAGAAAAAATATGGAAATAAGAAAAATCCTTATATTGGAAAAAAATCAAAAAAACATGGATTAAAACGTTGGTTTAGAGAGAAATGGGTAAATCAAAGAGGAGAGATTGGATATAAATATAAAAGCGATATTTATAGACCAAGTAAAAGAATTACAAAAAAAACGCCTAAAACACATAAAGAATTAACAAAAAAAAATATTAAACGAGCTCGTAATATGAAATATCGAACAGGAAGAGTAAACAATTTCAATAAGAAAAATAAATCAAAAAAAAATAATTTATTATAATTATATTTACCAAAGATATATATGACTTAATATTTTTGGTGTATAATACCCATTACTTTTAATTTTCTCTTTTTTTATGGCTTCACCACGTTTTTTAGTTCCAGAATGTCGCGAATAATAATTTTGCATGCGTTTTCTAGTACCATGATTTTTATATTTATATAATTTTAATGGAGTACTGTCACGATATTGTTGATAATCTTTATGTCCAAAATGTATTTTTCTAATTTTTTTAGTTTTTTTATTTTTAACATGAGCAGTATATTTTTTTTTATTTGGACCATTTTCAAATTTTAATATAATTTCTTTCATATAATAATTATAAAGATTTAAAGTTTTTTATGTATTTATAATTATTAAAATATGTTATTGTATATTTTTCTTCAATATATATCATTTACCATTGCATACTTAAGACCATGTGTGGAATATGCTAGAATTAATGAAACAAATTATAATATTTCATGTTGGTTGGCATGTGAAAAAATAAAAAATAATGTATATAATTTAAATTGTAGAGAATTATATATTTATAGTGAAGATTTTATAAATCAATGTTATAATAAACAAGAATGTGATTATATAATAAATGAAATGCATTATGATTTAAATAATTTACTAAATCAAATGGGATGTAATAATAGTATATCTATTCCATGTAATATAAATGACGAACAACCACCATCATTTTATTGGGCATATATTATATTTATTATAATATTATCTATATCTTTAGCAACATGTTCTATATTTAATTGTAGACGATTATGGTTATATTATTATAATGAACGAGTGGAAAATAGAGAGATACGATTAAATACCCCGTTTTTAAATACTACAAAATAAAATTTAAATAAATTATTTATTTCAAAAAAAGATAATGATTATCATAATTATGATAATGATAATTATGATAATAGTAATAATATTATTAAATCAAAAAATATATCTTTAAAAAATAAAATGGAAATGGCAAATATGCAATGTATATGCTATATGAATAAATTGAGAAGTTATATTAATATAAATTGTGGACATATAACAGTATGTAATAATTGCTATAAAAACTAAATAATATATGTCCAATTTGTAGAACTAAAGATAAATATATATATATAATTTATTCATAATGCTATAAAATCAATTATTATATATTTAAAAATTGATTTTATAATATATTTTATATTTTATTTTATAAAATATGTCACCAATTGTATTAAGAGAAACCAACAACATGAATTATTTTGGCAATAATATTCTAAATGAAAATCAACTTTTGAGAAATCAAATTAATATACTTAATAATGAAATTTATACATTACAAAATCGACGTAATAATGTAGATAATGAAAATATTTTAAATAATAATATCAATAATAATATCAATAATAATATCGATAATAATATCAATAATAACATCAATAATAATATCAATAATAATATCGGTAATAATATCAATAATAACATCAATAATAACATGAATAATAATATCAATAATTATAATAATGATTATTATAATGATTATAATAATGATTATAATCATTATAATAATGATGATAATAATGATACATCAGTTAATACATTAACACAATGTAGTATTTGTATGACAAGACCAAATAATTATGTAAATACTACATGTGGACATATATGTGTATGTAATAATTGTTTGCCTAGAATTGGTAATACATGCCCAATTTGTCGACAAACAGGTAATTATATTCGTGTTTATAATAGTGGTATTCCTAGTTAAAATGATTAAATTAAAATAATAATTTAGTTAAATTAATTTTCTATCTATACTGATAATCCCAAAAAACATGTTCATTTAGAAAAAGAAATAAAATAAGTGCAGTTAAAGATATTGAAATGTTTGATACATTATATGGACTTGCTTCTCCACCACATACTTCTCACTCCTGAAGAAAATTAACAAAACATTCGTCCAAATTCAGCCCCTGTAAAAGTCAAAATATCTCACTCCACAGAAAAACTCACAAACATTGTATACATTATTCAAGTGGTGATTATTCCAAGAAAAACCACTGGAACAAGTTAGCGTTCTTTTTGGTAAAAATATTAAATATATTATTATACTTAAATTATTTCATCAACAATACCATTTTGTTTGCATTTTTTTGCATCCCACATAATATCATGTTTTAATATTTTGTCTAATGATTTATCTGTTAACTTACCATTACTATGATCAATATATATTTGCTTTATTTTGTCTTGTAAATATTTATTATTTATATGGTCATCATCAATTTGTTGAAATGTTCCACATGTTCCACTAGATAATTGATGAATTAACATACTAGAAGAACTAGTGATTTGTCTTTTATGACAAACTACACTTAAAAATGTGGCTGCACTTGCAGCATGACCATCAATAATTGAAATAATTGGTATTTGTGATTGTTTGATATAATCAATTCCTGCTAAAGCATCCGTTATATATCCACCACAGCTATTTATATGTAAATAAATATAAAAATTAGTAGATGTATTATATTTATAATCCATCTCAGCTTTTAATGTCAATAGTTTAATATTAATTTCTTTAATAAATTTAATTAATTGTAATATATTTTTTGTATTTATATCATCATAAAAATATATATGATTATCCTTATATGTTATTAATTCATCATTTATTTTTTCTTCTTCACATTCATTTTCGCTTTCTAATATTATTTTTCTTCTTTTTGGACTATCAATTGTTGGTCGTTTGGATATTAGTTTATATTTATACATTACTATATAATTAATAATATAGTAATGTATTTATATATTTTATAATTTATTTATATTATATATAAATATGTGTTTTAATGCAACTACTTCATTAATAACATTTACAATTTCATTAATGTCATCAATATATTTACTATATAATGGTATATATAAAAATAATAAAAATGATATATTATTTGGTATATTAGTAATATTAATTGGATTAATGCAATTAATTGAATATTTTTTATGGAATAATCAAAAATGTAATAAAAAGAATCATATGTTTTCTCTATCAATTATTGTTGTGTTATACTTACAAGGTATAATAACTAGCTTAGCATATTATAAATTATATCCAAATAATCGCTTTTTTAAAAGCTATATAACAATTCCTTTTTATATATTGTATACTATATTTACAGGATATTTACTTTACTGGTTAAATAGTAAAAAATTATGTTCTAAACCATCAAATAAATCATGTAGATTAAAATGGGGACCATATACTGCTTTATCAAAAAATTATTTATTATTTATTACACATTTATTTTTTTATAATACAATAGGAACTTCTATTTTTTTGGAATTTTTATTGATGAATAATAAAGATATTTGTAAATATTTATGTAGATTTTTATTTTTACCAATTACAGCTTCATTAGCTTTATTATATGTAATATTTGTGGAAATTAATAATAAATTTATTTTAATAAATCCTTTAAAAATATTAGATTATGCGGATGTTTTTGGTTCTTTATGGTGTTTTATAGCAGTATTTTTGGGCATAGTTGGAGTACTACATATATAAATATTTTAGATATTTACTATAGCAAAATGTTATAGGATAGAACTTTAGGAGAATAACTTTTGCATATTTATAACTTCTGGCTTATTTTCTTCTGGATTAAATATTTTTGATATTAATAAATTATCTCGAATACGAATTGTATATTCATCACTATTTTTATTACGACCAACACGCCCTAGTGCTTGAATAATTTTTTCTTGTGTCATATTTAATAAATCTTTTCCCAAATAACAATGATCAAATTGATAATTTGTTCCATATATAAAATCCGATGTAGCTATAATAATATATAATTTTTTAGATTTGGCCAAATCTTTCATTATTTCAGTATAGCGACTACTTGTATGCACAGAAAATACACCGATTCCCATTAATAATAATAACTTCCATATATCGTCCATATCATCAATTAACATAATTTGTTCAACAATATATTCTGAAATATCTGATGTAAATGCATTTTTTACATCTTTACGCCCCCACTTATATAAATGATCTTTTTTATTTGGAATATATTTATCAGGTAAACTTACTGTTAATATTTTTTCTTTCATTTCATTTATTTTATTTTTTAATACTCGCATTTCCGGAGGAATACCACGATCTTTCGCTATTTTTTTTTCTTTCATATCTTCTTTATTAATACCATCTTCATAATTTTTTTCCATAGCCATAATTTTTTGATTAAGTTCCGAATTAATATTAATAGCCTTAGAAATATTTAATAATATATGTTCAGGAATTTTTATACATTGAATACAAAAAAACCCTATTTTATTTACATCATTTGTTATATAGATTGTTGGTCCATTTACTAATGTATATGCATCTTCTGTTGAAATATAAGCAGTAGAGTTAAATACTGTTTTTCTATTGTCTATAAAATAATTATAAATCTCACTCCATTTATCCGGTTTTATATTGCGGAGAATGCATAAATAATATATTTTAATAGATTCTATTGTTATATCTTGAATATTTTCAAAATATTGATTACAAGAGTAAATATCATTTTTATATAGTTTCTTAGTATTAATATATACTAAAAATCTTATACATTCATCCAAATCAATATAACGAAGAATAGTTTTATTATTATCAATATATTTAACTGAATTTAATATATTTTTATAATCTGAGCTTTGATAATGTGGTGCTTCATAATAATTATCTCTATTAATTAATGATATCGATTTTGAACAATCATAATTTTTTATTAAATATATATTACCCATAAATCTTTCTTTATAATTATTAATTGTATCTTGCATTTCATTTAATGAAGGCAATGTTGCTGATGATAAAACAATATTTGATATTATATTTTTTTGCCAATTATTTTTTATTATATCATGAAATACATGATTTTCATAATCTAAACTAATTGTAGGTTCATCCCAATATAATATTATATTTTCATTTCTATTAAATGCCAACATATAATGCATTGCATATAAATAAGATTTAATATCAGTAATCATAATTTCAACCTTATCACCAACAGAATTATCTACTTTAAAAACTCCTCCTGTTTTGTGATTTTTTGTGTACTCTTTTGCTGAAAAATAATGTAATCGAATATCATCAATATCATTACAACCAAAGGCAAATGCTACACACTTCTCCATAGAAATTGCAGCTTTAGCTAATGCCAATCCAACATGTCTTACGGCGCAAACAAAAATTATACGATATTTTTCAGATAATCCGATTGGGGATAATGTTTTTCCAGTTCCTGTCGGTGCTATATATAATATCATTTTTGGGTCCGGTTCTTTTAGTCTTGTAAATAGTTGTTTTTGATGTGAAAATAATTGTTGATCATTATATTTTATTAAATCTGTATTAGAAATAACAATTGATTTAGCATTCGATATAATATTTAACTTATCAATATCATCATCAAAGTAATTTATCAAATCATTTATTAAATCCAATAAATATTTATTTATATTTTTTATATTATATTTTAATACAACTTTTAATGTATATAAATATTTATGGATCATAGTTTCATATTTATTTGTTGAACATTCATCATCTAATTCATCATCTAATTTATTATATTTTAATATATTTTCAATATAATCAATTAAAATAAATTCAAAAATATATTGTTTTTTTTCTATTAATTTTTTTTCCATATTTTCAAATCTAATTATATCGGATTTATTTAATAATATTTTATTAAAATTTTTGGATTTATATTTTATATTATATTTTTTATAAATATCAGATATTACTGGTTGTAAATATTTTATATAAATATATTCTTCAAATGATTTATTTTTCGGTAATTTTAAATAAGAAATTATAGATAAAGTATCATTTTCTTTAATATTAACATCATGAAATCCCTTTATTATTAATTTTAATATTTTTTTTTCTGAATCAATTAATGGTATTTCAATACTTTCCCATTCTGCTTTAGATAATTTATTTTGTTCAAGATCCATAAAGTTATATTATATAAATAATATCTCTTAAAATTACTTTGTAATATATGTTATATTATAAGTATTATGAATTAATTAAATATCCAATATAAACGTAATGGATAAGAAATACTAATAAATATAAATATTTGAATAAATGATCTTACAATAGTAGAATAATATGGTTTAAATTTATCCGGAATATAATGAATTATAAGATGTTTTTTATCTAATAAATAAGAAATACATAATTGATTTATAGTTAATTCTAATATTACTACAAATATATATATTTTTGTATTATATTTAAGGTTAATATCGATTTATTAAATATATTATGTTGTAATATAAAATTTAAAAATGCAGTAAATAAATATGCTATAAATAACCCTACTAATAAACTAACAAATATCCCTATATTTGCTCAACCAGCTTCAATGTCAAAAAAAATGATGCGATTTAATTATACTACCTGAAAATAAAGTATGTCTTAAGAATAATATTAATAATAATGGCATAATACCAATTTGTATAAATAAATTTATTACATGCTCTACATTATTTTTATTAATTTCATTTATTCCATAATATGCAGATATAAAAAGAGCAGCTGAACAAATAATATATAATAATATATAATATTATATAATATTATACAAAATTGAAGAGTATTATTCTAATAATTATATTAGAATAATAATATGGTACGCATTATTTCTTTTGAAGGAAATATTGGCTCTGGTAAATCTACATTTATTAAAAATTTTCAAAATTATTACGAAAATAATATAACAATTTTTAATGAAAAAATTTGTTTCTTGCAAGAGCCAGTTGATGTTTGGAATACTATCACTGATTTAGAAGGAAAAACTATTATAGAGAATTTTTACAGTAAACCTTCTGAATACGCATTTGCATTTCAAATGATGGCATATATTTCGCGATTAAGTACTATAAAAAACGCATTAAAAGAAAATTTTGATATAATTATTACCGAAAGATGTATTAATACAGATCGTAATGTTTTTGCTAAGATGTTATATGAAGATGGAAAAATAAATGAAGTAGAATATAAAATATATAATAAATGGTTTGATGAATTTATTGATGACTTACCATCAATAGAATATATATATCTTAGAAGTGAACCGCACATTGCATTCGATAGAATTATTAAACGTAATCGACTCGGTGAAACAATATCTAAAGAATATTTAACTAAATGTCATAATTATCATGAGAATTGGTTAAATAATGAAAATAAATATATAGTTGATTGTAATATTGATATTGAAGAAAATCCCGAAATAGTTTTAAAATGGATGAAAACAATTTATAATCATATTAAATTATATACAATTACATTCCATGGAAATTAAAGAGGTAATCATATAATCGGTTGAGCAGGATTTTGTATTTGGAACAATAATATTAAAATTTATACTGGCTCCGAATTAATTTTACACCTTTGAACATTTAAAACGCCTATTTTATAGTAAAACCACGATTGTTTTCTGATATTAAAGATAGTAGCATAATCTTATCATCAATAATTTTATATGGTTCTGGATTATCCCATATTTCAATACATTTTGATACATTACTTTTACCATAATCACTATCAATACAGTACCATTTTTTTCTATTGGTATCCCATCTACAACCTAATTCCTTTGCTTCGTCTTTATCGCTAAATGGCACTGATAAATATACACGAACATTCATTTGTGGTTCTCTATAGTTCATTATTATGTATTACAACAAGAAATAGATTTATATTACTTTATAATAATTATAAAGTAATCAGCGTTTTAAATGTTCAAAGGTGTAAAAGATGTACATACAATTTATACTGAATATTATGCACTATTTATTGCACTGAAAAAAATGTCAGGTAATGAATATAAAAAATATTATTATTAAAGGTACATCCGATATTATCACTAAATTATCTAATTATAATAATAAATATGAATATGATAGAATAGAAACAGATGAATGTGATAATTTAATTGTATTATATGATACAATATTAAATAAAATACATACTTTTTCAAAATATAAATTTATTAAAATTAATAATAAAGAAAATAATGATGTCGATTTATTAGCAGAACAAGCAATATCATCATGTCTTGTTAATAAACAAAAAGCATATTATAATTAAATATAATTAAATATAATTAAATATAACACATATTTTCTGTTATATTTATATAATTTATTGAATTATTGAATTCAATATCACTCGCAAAAACAGACTTCATAATGTTATCATAAATCATTATTCCTAATAAATAATACATTTTAATAAATTCATATGATAAATTAAATATTAACTGAAATATTAAATATGTATCAGATAATAAGTTAATAGATTTATTTTTAAAATAATTATAACAATATATATTGTAATTTATAAATTCAGATGATAATTTTAACATTAAAACCATAGTATAAATAATTTTTATAATAATATTTTTTAATATAATATAATAATTAAATATTCCAATATAACTAATAATTAATAAATGAATTATTAATATAATAGTTATAATTTTATAATTTTTTATTGTATTATTTCTTTTAATAGAAATATTACGTAATTTTTCTATCCGCTTATTTGTAGTTAATATTATTTTTTCTTTTTCTTCTTCTAATTGTTCAGTATCTTCTATTAATTCTTTATTCTGATCTTGTAAATCAGAATTTTCATCATGTAATTTTTCATATTTATTTTTATTTTCCTCTATAATAGAAATTAGTTTATGTATATGTTCAAGGGGTTTATTTATAAGTTCTCTTAATCGTTCTGGTGTTTCAAAACTCATATTAGTTGTTTGTGATTTACCAGATGTTTCAAAATAATCTACTACAGAAAGATATTTTTCAAGAAAAAGTATTATCTCTTGATTTTCTATATGAATTAATTTTTCACTATTTTTTTGGGATTCGTCTTGTCTTCCTAATTCTAGTAAAGCATCGTGTGTTGCCATAATAGAATTGTATTTCATTGTTTCTTCTGTCATAAGAGTAGCGGATGGCATCGCAAAATTATTAATATTACAAATAATATTAATAATTTTATTTTTCAATTTTAAGGGGGAGACCCCTTAAACCCCCAAACTACCTTCTATATTCGCTTATATATTTTTCTACATAAAGGACATTTCTTACTACCCCACACACTTCCTTCTGGTTCTTCACTATTTTCTATTGATTTATCTTCTGCATCATTCCATTCTTTATATTTATCACTATTTTCATGTTCCCATATGTTTTGTATTTCATCATATTCTTTACAATAACATTGGGTTCCCTTTTGTGGATTTACACATCCATTTGGACAAGAAGGGCACCCATATGGCACAGGTGATAAATGATAACGAGTCTCATCCCAAAATAATATATTTTTACTACAATTTACACAAAACCAATGACCACAATTTGTTGGAAATTTCATTTGTTTATTATCTGTTTCATTACATACTGGACATTCATTTTCACTATCGCGAAACTCTAATTCATTCCAACCAAAACCAAACGCAAACAAATCACCACAAGTCATACATAAATAATTAGCATAATTTATATAATGTTCTGGTGGTAATATATGTTGACATAATTCATAATTTTTACATTTTATACCATTTCTTTCATAAGCTTCATCATATATTGTATTTAATTGTTCATATTGTAAATCTCTAAAATCCATATAATTAGATGAATTCATTAATAAATATTATTAATATAATTTTAAATACTTCCTAAACGTAGTTTGGGGTTTAAGGGGTCTCCCCTTATTTATTTATATTTTAATATATCTAATTCTTTAGATGTAGTAGAAAAATTCTCATCACCATATATTTCTTGCAATAATAACCATTCAAATAATCCACCAATATAAATATATACATTTGTAAATCCTAAATTTATTAATTGTTGATGTTTAGTAAATATTTTTTCATCATTATTATTTTTACCATAAACAATAATAAATATATTTTTTGTTTTATTTATATATTCATTTAGTATGCGAACTTCTTCTTGTGGAGTTATAGTATTTTTTATTAAACATTCTTGATTTTTCTCATCTAATGTATTTATTATTATATAGTTTTTATTTATTGCAAGTATCATTTCTTCAAAATTTATTTTTTTTATATTTTTTATAGAATTAATATTTCCCATTTAATTAAATATAATAAAGTTTATTTAATTTTATATATTATCAAAATAACTTTAGCTCAAATTATCAAATAAATAAAAATGTAAGAATATTTTATTATTTACAATTATAAATAATAAAATATCATTAATTATTAATGAGAACATTTATATCTTTTACAAATTATATATATTTTATTATACTTATATTAATAGTATATATTGTTTATACATATTATCCATTAGTTAAATCATTCTTTACATTATTATTTCCAAATAATTTAATTCAACTTGAAAATTTTGAAGATCCATTAAATGATTCTACAAGTCAAGACTCAGCTAGTCAAGACCCATCTAATCAAAGTAGTTCTAATCAAAATGGAAGTACTCAAGATCCATCAGCAGTTGTTGTTCCGGGGGAAGATATATTAAATAATTTATTATTGAAAGCTACTAATGATAAAAATTCAGCTGCGGAGGCATATGTTAACGATTATTTAAAAATTAATAATGAATATAAACAAATTTTAACTCAACAACAAGCAGAACAACAAACAAGTGAATATAAATATAATGACACATATGCACCAACTTTTCCAAATAGAATGATTAGTAAAATTGCTAATAGTGGTTTACCTTTTATGGGATATTTTTCCAAATTGTATGTTCCATATCCGGATTCTACTAAATGTCATGGTTATGGTAACAATTTTGATGGTTGGTGTCAAAAAGAATATGGAAATAATAAAGATTTTGGTCTTGGTACTCCATCTCAATTAGTATCTGGACAAGTTATTAAATACCCGGGAGCCTGTCCAGGGGGATTAATGGGAGCAGGTGGTCAAGGTCGCGCTCAATGTGCGTTTGGATATGCTGGATTATCTAAATTACCTTTAAATTCTACCCAATGTTATCTTACTGCCGGTGGAGATTTTGATAAAGCATGTAGAGATCAAGCTGGTTTTGGACATGATTACAAAGAAGGTGTTATGTCTGATTATATTTTTGGTGTAAAAAATTATTTACCAGATGGTAAAAATGGTTGTTGGGCTGGACAACGTCGTGCAGAATGTGGTTTAGGTTATGCTGGAGGATATAAACTAAAGCCAAATTCAACTAAGTGTAAATTAAATACAACAGACTGGGATGCAGAGTGTAGAACTGCTGGTGGTACGGACCCTGGATATGGTAAAAATGATATACCATCACAAGAAACATGGGGTCAAAAAAGTTTATATAAGGATAAAACATCTGGTTGTATTATTGGTCAAAATAGAGCGGAATGTGGTAAAGGTTATAGTGCTGGTGAAAAATTAGTAGATAATTCAACTAAATGTTATCTATGGACAGATGGTTTTAATGGAGCATGTAAAAATGATTATGGAAGCGATTGGATTTTAGATACAAGGGAATCTACTAAAACTAAATTAAAAGCTTTAGATAAAGGAGCTGATTATGGTAAATATAAAGGAGGATGTATAACAGGGCAGGGTCGTGGTGTATGTGTAAAAAAATCTGATATTAAATATGGAGACACTTTAGTTGGTACTAAATGTGGAGCATGGCTTTCCATTGCAAATAGTTGGTGTAGTGATGATTATGGAAGTGATTTTTTTATGTCAGGAAAAAAACAATATGATTGTTTGTCTGGATTCGGAAGAGCAAGTTGTGTAAAAGCAAAAACTAAATGGACAGATTGTTCTAATAAATGGTGGGGATGGAGTGGAGACGGTGCATGTAAAAAGGCATTTGGTGATAATAGTGTATATGCTGGTAATAATGTTGATTGTGGAAAACATGGTGGTGCATGGTATACCTCAAAATATAATTGTGCTACATGGTAATAAATAAAATAAATAAAATAAATAAAATAAATTAAATAAATTATATATTATTTATTTAATTTATTTAAATTCAACGATAATTTCTACATCTTCACGCTTAATACTTTTGGTTGCTGATATAGATAGTTCTTCGCGTTTTTTTCGTGTTTTTTGTGCATTTATGATTTTTTTCTTTGAAGCTGTACTATTACGCGAATTCATATCTAATTCTATATCTAAATAATTATTTTCAAGATATTTAATAACATCATTTTCTATTGCCCATTTAAAAAAATTTAATTGTCCAATAGTAGTTTGAATATATTTACTATTATCATATGGAATTGTAATGCGTTCCCAACGGCAAAATGGATCAAATCGTTTTTTTGCATACGCTTTTAAATTCAATTTATAATTAACATATACTTTAAATCTCTTTTCTATTTTTTCTGAATCTAATATTTCTGTTATATTATATACCGTATAATGTTTTTTTGCATAATTGGTCGCAAACCAATCAACTATCCTCAAAGATATTCGAGATTCACCATTTATAATACTTAGCATTTTATTCATATTCGCATTATTATCTTTTTTATAATATTCTAATAATTTATCTAAGAGAATATCATTTTGTTTTATATAACTCATTTAATATTTATTTCTCTCTATTTTTAAATACTTATTATAATTAATTATAGTTATTAATCAAAATACAATATTAATATATAATTTATTATAGAACATCTAGTATCATTAGATAATTGTATATTATATGTATTTTTTGTACTTTCTATATTTTCTATATTTTCTATATTTTTAATTTTATTTATAAAATTTTTTATGCTTTTTTGGGATGGTACGCTGTTTCCATATTTATAAAATATTCGCATAAAAATATTTGACCAAAAACATAAAGGTGAATTTATATGATTTTTTATATTAATTTTCACTGTATTATTTATATAACTTATATCATTCATAAAGGGTAAAAGTATTTTTTCTTCTATTAATTTATTCCATTCATCCGATTGATTAGCAACATTAAATAAATTTTTTGATAAATTATTAGAATATGTTTTATTTAATAAGGGATAAACTTGTGTTCTATATATTCCACGCAATGACCAATATGGTGTTGTATCTTTAAAATATGGCACATCATAATTATGTGCAAACTCATATATCTTATCCTTATGGATAGATATCATTGGTCGAGATATTTTTACTCCAAGAATTTTATTCGTTTTTTTTATTACTGATAAATCTAAAATATTTCTTCCTCTACAAATATTATTAAATACATTTTCTATAATATCATCTTTATGGTGTCCTAGTAGTATTTCGGAACAATCATATTTTTTTAATACATCTTTATATAATTTAAATCTAATTTCTTTTGATTTATTTTCGTAATCTGTTCTTTTAATTTCTCCTCTTTGTAAAGAATTAATTTCATGTAATATTAATTCTATATTCATATATTTACACCATTCTTCTAGAAATTTTGCTTCCTCTGTACTTTCTTTACGATTATTATAATTAATATGCACACATATTACTCGTCGATTTAAATATCGTAATATAACAGTTAACACCATAGAATCTACACCACCAGATAAAGAAACTACACATATTTCACTCGGTATACTCACTGTATAATTAATTATTTCTTCTATTAATTTATTTGATATATTAAATTTAATATTTTTTAACTGTATGGATTTTGGTATATATTCTAATACATTAATATGTTTATCATAATCCATAATACAATTATTATATTATGGATTATATTATTATAAATTTTTCAATTTTTTATCTACTAGAAATTTATTTTCTATATTATTGTAAATTTAAAGGTTCATTATTTATTAGAGAATTTTGCGGTTTTAAATATTTTTCTTGGTCATCTAAAACTTGTCCAATATTTTTATGTAAAAATGGATTTTGAAAGGTTTGAATAGTCATTCGTCTTTTCATTATTTCATCTGTCTTTTCTTTATTTATTTTATCATTTTTTTTTATATTATATGCTCCTCTATATGCTACATTATGAATTATTTCATTATCACCATTTAATAATGGCTTATCATTTTTATTAGATTGTTTATATGTTTGTCCATCACTCCATACTTTTACTTCCATTTAATACTATAGTAATTTATAATAATTCTAAATATTTTCATTAATTTTATTAATTTTTATTTTTTGTTTTTTTTGTTTTCTTATTTTTTTTCCACCAAATTTTGATTTTATGTTTGAATCAGAATCATTACAATTACAATGTTCTTGTTCAAATAACATCCACGATTTATAATATTTACTTATACATGATGAAATTGTTTCTGATGATGGTAATATAATATTTAATTTTTGTTTAATATTATCGGAAACATCGGGTGTTCGAATTTCTTTAGCAAGTTTAGTTAATTCTCCACATGGCAAACATAAACAGTAGATAACTTTTCTATAATTTGTCTGGTTTTCCATAACTCCATTGATGGATAATAACCTAAAGTTGATTTGTATTCTGATTTAGATGTTTTTGGTGTTATCGGAGATATAGTTATACTTTTAGATATTTTTTGAAGACATATATAATATATGTCTATAAAATGTATACAAAATATAGATTTCAAAAAAAATATTTCTGTAATATTTTCACTTTTAGAACAATTAACTGATGCCCCAATTATCGATATTGAATTATATAATAATATTATATCTGATATTAGTAATAATATATATCATAATGTATTTGTTTATACTAAATATAATAAACCAATTGGTATGATTACTCTTTTAATTGAACAAAAATTAATACATGGAGGTAGTTGTGTCGCGCGAATTGAAGACCTAGTTGTAGATAAAAAGTATAATGGACAAGGAATTGCAACAAAATTATTAAATCATGTTATAACTATTGCAAATAAGAATAATTGTTATAAAATTATTTTAGATTGTAAGAGTGATTTAATTCCATTTTATGAAAAATATGGATTTAAAATTCGAGGAGGCTCTTCTAATACTCTTGCTTCGCTTGAAATTAGAAGAATTTAATTTTTATTTTTTCTTGTCTTTTATTCTTTTTATTTTATTTTATTTTATTTTATTTATTTTTAATTGTTTTGTAAATAGAAATTTATCTTTATTTTGTCGTCTTCTATCTAAATTACATTTTAAACATGCTATAATAACATTATCATTTTTATGTGATAAATCATTATCTACCCTATCTAATGTCCATTGAGATATTTCTCTCACTTTTTGATAAAAAATTAGCATTTTACATTTACAATAATAACATTTTAATTTACTAGATACTAATTTTTCGATAACTTCTTCTAATACAATATTATCATTTTCATATTTATTTTTATTTATATCTTGAGTTTTATAACTATTAATTTTCTTATCTATCTCTCTTAAACATTCTTTTTTATATTCAAAATTATTTGTATTTGTATCAAAATCTAAATATAATTTATTTATCATTTTTACTTGATATTCATATTCAAATACTAAATTTGGCATATCAATCATACAATCACGCTTTGCTATAATATCTAGATTATTAGGATCATTCGCTTTATTTATTTTATCTTTTTGATGTTTGCCTTTTATTTCTATTGATTTCATTATAATTTAATTAATTTTATTAAATTAATTATAAATAAATATTTATTTAATTTATTTAAATAAATAAATATTATATTTAAATTTATCGCAAATAAGCACAAAATCCTAGGTCTGATGATGTTGGAATGCAAATCATATATTGATCTGTAGAACATGGGAAATTTTCTGTTAAATTACATGAAAATCCACAGTATCTCTTTCCCAATACATTTTCCAAGATACATTTAGGTTTTACTGTAATAAAAGAACAGGTTGTTCTCGGACAATCATCATCAACTTCACATCTAGTTGTGCAGATTTCTGGTTGAACCATTGGATATTTAATAGTTACATTTACTTCATCTAGGCGACATGCAGTGAAATATGGGTCTGAATATCTACATAGATTTGATTCAGATAATCCATATCCATATACATTTGCGAATGACATAATCATGATAAATAGAGAACGCAACATCATATATAATATATGATACTATGCTAATATTTTTAAATAGTTATATTATATATATTATCCATTATATTACAAATCAAATTCAATATATGGTTTAGATTTACCAATTTTTTAAGCATTTTATTCATATGTAAAACATATGAAAAATTAAAATGCACAATAAATAAGCTTGCTCTTGAGTCAGTAAATATTGTTTACATAATTTTTTTATTATTAAATCATTTTTAATTTTGAAAGTTGTTTATTTATATCATTTTTTAGATGTTTATATTTTTTAGCATTAATATTCTCGGTGTCGCTTTTTAATATCGCAACTTTTAATATATTATTTGTATGTATTATATTAAATAAGTTAAATTTTATATTATATATAATATAAAATTAGTTAAATTTAATATTATATATAATATAATGTCTAAACAAGAATGTCAAGCATTACAAAATATTAAATATAAAACTATGCTTTTAAATAGTACAAATAAAAAAACATTTACATCATCTGTAACAAATGATATTGATAATATAGATACTTTATTAGATAATGAATGTAATTTAAATAAAAAAGAATGTTGGAATAAATTGGATAAATCGGTTAAAATGGATAAAATAAATGAATTAATAGAATCACTTGCTAATAAACATTCTTTAAATAATGCAGAGAAAACTAATCTAAGTTGTTATTTAAGTACATCTCTTGATAAAAAAAATTTATATAAAAATAAGGATGTTATATATATTAAAGAATCTGGTAAATTAGAGAATATACCAACATTATATTTTAATAATACTACACGAAAATTTACATTAAAAAAACTACAACAACAATCTACATCGAAATCATTGGGTCCAACCAGAAAAGTTAATAGATCAAAATCAAATAATAAAAATAATAAAAATAATAAAAATAATACAGATAAAAATAATACAGATAAAAATAATACAGATAAAAATAAAAGTACTAAATTATTAAAATCTCCGAAATCGCCAAAATCATCTAAATCAGTTAATTCTTCTAATTCTTAAATTAAATATTTATTTCTTTTAATTGTCCAGTTGTATTGCGTCGTAAACCTAACATTGATATCGATTTTTTATGAGGTATATAATTTTCTGATTTTCGCCGATAATTCAATTTACGTTGATTATCAGATATATATAATAAGTTTTTAAGTTTTGATACAGAATTTTGCATATATTTCATATTTTTATATTTCATTGATTTTAAATGATATTTTAATAATAATTTATCTATATCATATGCTGTTTTTTTTAAATTATCTGTTGAAGCATTTATATATAAAGTTGAACCAAAATATAATGAAATTATTCCTGGTGGCCAATCACTAATATTAGATAAAGATATATCCATAATAACTGGAATCATTAATTTATTTCTGGCAATTGCATAAGTCCATTCTTTTAAACAGTTATCTCGTTTTTGTGGATTATTTGCAGTTTCATTAACCTTAATAAAATATTGTTCTGTTAAACATATTATTACTACTTCTGCATTATCTATTCCCTTTGCCATTGCAGCATCTATATTACTAATCATATTATCTTCATCAATCCAATATGACCAACCGAATTTATATAATTCTTCAGCTAATTCTCTTACTCTCATATGATTATTACGATTTAATTTATCATTTTGCCATGTATGCGAGAAAAATAATTGTTTATTCATTTAATTTATATATATAATAATGTATTTATATACATAAATTTGTAAAATCACCAGTTGATTTAGATTTTTTTATAATTTTGCTAGATATATAATTTGCAAATACATTATTTTCGGATATTCGTCTATTAGTTAATTCAATTAGTTTTATATCTGATTTTAAATATAAATTGTTTACATTTATATTTGTTTCAGTATTTTTATTTAAATTTTGTATTGGTTGTGGAGGTGGAGGTGGAGGTGGAGATCTATGTTTTCTAAATTTATTTTTATAATTTATAAATTTAGATTTATTTTCGGTCGGTGGGCGTGGTAATTTTGGAGAAGGGGTTGGTGTAGTTGTAGGTGATGTCTTTGGTGAAAATTTATTAAATGTATTTGTTATTGTATTAGATATAGTATTTATTAATGACCTAGATGAATTTACTTTTGGTGAATTTACTTTTGGTGAATTTACTTTTGGTGAAGTTGATTTTGGTGAAGTTGATTTTGGTGAAGTTGATTTTGGTGAAGTTGATTTTGGTGAAGTTGAATTTGGTGAAGTTGATTTTGGTGAAGTTGATTT